ACGAAGGCACCTCTCGCTGGAGAGATATTTACCCACGCAAACCCGCAAGCACCTTCAGCAACGAAATAGGTTTGCTTTTTGAAATCTATATCGTTACCAAGTGGAGTAGTTGGTTGCCCAACAATCATTGGAGTTGGGATTGCTTCATTGCCAGCCTTGATGCCAGCCTCATAAGCCTCTTTGTAAATGCGAGCGCACTCACGCTTACCAAGAGTCTTTTTCTTTTCGACCACTTGAGTCATGTGTCCTCCTCTCAAAGACAAGACCAGTATATCAAACTATGGTTGGGAATTCAACTTAGCCCTAAGCGTGTCTGATTCCAAGGCGAGCGCCTTCTCACGCTCGGCTCTTTTTATAGCCCTTAGCGAGCCTTGAGAGACCCGTACAGGCTTTTTCCTGCGTAGCCATGATGGGAGTATCACTAGAACCACTTTCCGCTCTCTATTGACCCCACAATGCCAAAAGCAAGGAGGATAAATAGTGCGAAGGCGATTCCCTCGGCGTTGTCAGCCCATCGACGCCCCTTGGGGGTCAATCGAACTCCCTTCTTGAGAAGATAGTTTTCAATCATTCCCAGTTCTTCATTCATGATGCCCTCTCTTTCCTGATTGGTCGTACTAACCCATACGCTTCAAAGGAGGCATCTACCTCACATTGAAAGCAATACGGTTTACCTTTGACAAAGGTAATTCTGAATTCACTTCCACAACTAAAACACTTCATACAATCACCACCTCGAATTCATTCCGTCCAGTAAACACGGCAATAATGTCTCGCTTTGAGATTATCTTTTCAAGCACCTTTCCTTGTTGCTTGAATCGTGTCGCAAACCATTCAGCCTTATCTCGCTTGAGCGTCCAAGAGATTCCGTTCTCGTTCAATCCCTTTTGGCATCCGCGATAAATCGTGACTGTCTCTGCGAGACTGTCGAGAGCCAACTGCTCATCCCAATCCATCAAATAGTTTCGGTGCGCTCTGTCTGACTTGAAGAACTTTTTCCATTGAGCAAGATGCGCCCAACCGTTCTCGGTGTCTGTCCATATCTGACCGAGCAAACTCCAATACTCTTTATCATCAAGCAAGTGTTCTATTTGAGCGAAAGCCTCTAAGCGATATGGGCGCTCATGAAGCCAAACAAAAGATTTATAGTTTTTCTTTTCTAGCGCTTCTTTGACCAACTTCTTTTTTACTTCATATTGATAATTGGCTTGACCGCCTGAAAAGAATGGCACTTGATAAATCAATGGATGGCGCAACATGGCAAAAGAATCTTCTTCATAATATGGAAGAAGGTCAGGATGAAGTGGCTCATTCTGTCTCTGAATTGCCTCAAAAAGTTTCGCGTAATCTTTTGGGTCTACTGCGAAATCAGGTTTTGTCATTAGTCCCTCCTCTTCTTAGCCTTATTCTCCAGTATTTTCAACTGTTGGTCAAATGAAACGCCATGCTTCTCAGCAAGTGCTTGGCAGATGATGTCCGCCTTTTCTTTGGCTTCGATTCTCTCTCGCTTTTGTCTCTCGATTGATTCTTCGTCGTGAGGTGTTCCGTCGTAATACTCGGTGACAATTTCTCGATTGACTTGCCATTGAAGATTGAACCATTCGCTAACTGCGGTGCGCTCAGTCTTGATAACTTCGGTGTACTTGCCCCTCTTGAAGTAAAGGAACTCACCGCTGGCTGTTGGAGCGTTTGCTTTTTCCTTGGCAATTCGTTCCGCCTTTTTCGCATCGCGCTCTTCTTTGGCTTTAGCCTTGGCAATCTTGTCAGCGGTAACGATTCGACTTGGGCGATTCAAAACTTCTGCTGGAGCGCTTGGGTAACAAATCGTACAAGCGTCTTGACCAGCATCCTCGACGATTGTTTTCTCATCGTCATTGCTGTACTGAACCAACCATTGATAACGGGTAGTTGGGAAGCAAGTCGAGCAATCCATCGAACTGTGAACATGACCGTTGCTGTTGATTACCAAGAACGCTCTTGTCCAAGGGTCTTGGTCGTAGATTTCGTCTAACTCACATATCTTTGAAAAGACCTCACGAATTTTTGCTTTGATGGATTGAATCTTGTTTTCATACTTTGTAATTTCTTCAATCCGATTTGGATAATGCTTTTCATAAAACTGTTTTGTATCTTCAGCGCTCTCTAATTCATTTCGTAAATTCCAGCGCTTGTCATAAAGAGCAGATAGTTCGGTATCAATCTTGACCGCGAACTCTTTTGTGACTGCCATCTTGACTCCTCTCGTATTTACAACCCCAGTTTAGCATGGATTGGCGAGAAGGTACAATTAGGGCTGTTTGAGTCTTTCGTGTCCTGCGTGACCCCGTTCAAAGGGTCTAAATTGCGTCTCATCCGAGTCCTGATTGTCTGTGTTCTTGTATTTTGGTGGAGTTTGCTCCCTATGTCCGATTCGGCGAGCGCTGACGGCACTTGGCAATCCGTCGTCAATGGCAATGTGTCGGGCGCTTCGATTCAATTCGATTATCGCGGTGGTAGCGCTACCTATCTGACGAATGTGACCGACGGTTCAACTGTGACGGTTTCAATCAATAACACAATCGCCAACTGTATTGGTAGTTGTACTCCGATTGCTGATAACTGGAGCGTTTCAATCAACGGACAAAGTTTTAGTGGTAATGCGATTGAGCAGACCAGCGTGAGCGCTGTTGCTTCGGGTCAGGTAACAATTTCGTTATCAGGAATCGATAACGGTTTTTGGGCTGGATGGTACGGACCAATCTTTACTATTTCGATTAGTTCCCCCGCTCCTCTCCCAACACCCACCCCCACCCCTTCGCAATCGCCCGAGCCTTCTCCGTCTCCGACATCTGATACTCCGACTGTGACTGCTTCACCGACGGCAACTGTCGAACCGTCTCCTTCGCCCACTCCGACTGTTTCTCCTGAATCCTCGCCAAGTCCAAATCTCGAGCCGTCACCGTCGCCTTCGCCCACCGCAACTCCGACTCCAACAAATTCATCCGCTCCATCACCCGAGCCGACTCCATCTCAATCGCCATCGCAACCCGAGCCTTCAAGTTCGCCGACCCCTGAATCAAGCCCACAGCCCACCCCATCAGAAAGCCCAACAGCAACAGCCAATCCGTCCAGTCCATCACAACCTCCTTCGAATAGTGTGAATGGTACGGCAAACGAAAATGAGTCTTTGAATCTAATTGCTCCGATTGGAAAAGTTTTTACTAATGTATTTTTTGCTAGTTATGGATTACCTGAAAACTTTGTAATCAATGCTCAATGTCATGCCGTAAATTCAATCCAAAAAGTTTCCGAGATTTTTCTTGGTCAAAATAATGCGGTCATTCAAGCGAGTAACGCAATCTTCGGTGACCCTTGCGGTGGAATCGTAAAGCGACTTCAAGTAATTCTTGAATATGGTGATGCTAGTCCTTCCACGGCTCCAACACCTCAAGTAACTCCTCAGCCCGAGCCAAGTCCTCAGCCGACTGAGAGCGCGACACCGCAACCATCGGTGACTCCTTCACCAACACCGACGGAACCAACTTCCACTCCTTCTCCTGAACCTCAACCAACATCGGAACCAACGGCTTCAAGTTCTCCAACCCCGCAACCTTCGCCAACTCCGATTCCTCAACCTGAACCGACCCCGCAACCTTCGCCGTCCATAACTGAACCCACACCTTCGCCATCGCCTATTCCTTCTCCTCAACCAACACCAACACCTGAACCAACACCTACCCCAACTCCATCTCAGTCACCTGAGCCGATTCAAAGTCCCGAACCAACCCCTGCTCCGAGTCCAAGCGATAGCCCTTCGGCAGAGCCGACTCCCGAGCCGACTCCTGAACCTGAGCCTTCTCCTGAACCAAGTCCTGAACCTGAACCCACTCCCACTCCGTCCCCTGAACCTGAGCCAAGTCCAAGTCCTGAAGAGTCACCCTCTGCCGACCCTGAGCCAACGCCAACTCCTGAGCCTTCTCAAGAACCTGAGCCTCAACCCTCTGAAAGCCCAACGGAAACTGACCCGATAAATCAAACACCTGAACCACAACCGACATCTGAAGAATCTCCCTCTGAAATAATAAAAGACATCTTACAAGATGGAACTGTCACAGCCAAGGAAGTTGAATCACTTGTTGAATCTGCTAAAGCGGATGGAAAACTCGACGCTAAAGAGCGCGAGATAATTGCGACTGCGATTGTTGCTCAATTCGCTGATGCTATTGCTGTACCAGCCGAGGCACTCAAAGAAGCGGGTCTCGATTATGCCGACCTTCCAGCCGAGACTCCTGTTGATGTTCGAACTGATGAAGATGGAAACCCTGTCATCATTACCGCTGAGGTTGCCGATGCTTTAGAACTTCTTGTATCGCCAGCCGCAATCTTGAACGCGATATTCGAATCACCTGCTCAACTTATTTTTGCTCTTGGAAATCTTGGTGCTGATATGTCACCTGAAGAAAGAGAAGAAGCAACGAAAACAATTATTGCCGCGACAATCGTTGGCAATATCGCAACAACTACAATGGCTTCCGTCGCTGTCGGCGGTGTCGGATATAGGAGACCAAATTGAAAAACTTTATCAATGACATGATTGGGCAACTTTGGACATTACTTGGAATGTTCGTTGCTTGGATTGTTTTGGATGGAACTGCGAAAGGAATCGTAGGTAACGCGATTCTATTTACCCTCGGCGTTTGGGCTTTGACTTACCCTCTTCGTCGGGAGAAGAAAGAGGACTAGCCTCTTCTGATTTTGCGAATGGACTAAACGCTCCATTGATTTCATCAAGAGTTAGTTTTCCATCATCGAGATATTCTCGAGCCAATCGTTCTGCCACGGATGCGACTGCCAGCAATCCAGCCATCGATAAGGCGACCCAAGTTTCAACTCCCATGACCGCGCCAGCACCGAGGGTGCCGAGTGCGCCGACTGTAAAGACGGCAACCATGCGGGTCAAAATATCTTGGAATTTTTTCACGCTCTAAGTCTAGCAAGTCAAAATTCGGATACCGTAGCGACCTTTTGCGAACTCAAGACCGTCGTGCTTTTCGGGCTTGTATATCTCGTTCTTGAATTCCGTCCACCATTTTCCACAGACACATTTTGCCTCCCATATCGTTTGAACTTTCTTCCACGATAATCTGACAAAATACTTTTCTCCTCGAACTTGCTCTTGACAGTTTTCTTCGGGGCATTGGAATGGTTCGCCTTTTTCGATTGCTTCGATAACCTCGGCTGTTTTCAGATTGATAGTAGATACTCGAGCATTGATTTCTTCAATCTCTTTTTTCTTACCCTCGAACCATTCGCGTTGGGACTTTGGGCATCGCGCTTTGATGACTTTGCCCGAGGCGCTGATGACCTTGACTCCAGTTAGCGCATAACCAGCAACTAATCTCTCTGCCGATTCTTTTCCAAGTTCTCGTCGAACCAGCGTTACTAAGACGGTTGCGAATTTTGGATTGTGTTCGTTTCCTAATCCAGCAACTAAGTGGGCTAACTCATGGAGCATGACATATTCATGTCGTCCCCACTTTGGAAGTGTGACCGTCGGAATTCCTAATCGATAAGAAGCACAAGCCGAGCGACGGCGCCTTCCATCTGTCACGCCAACTTTTTGAGGGTTTGCTGAAGTGGCAAGACCGTAGCCTCGAAGTCCTTGAACATATTTCTTGCGCCATACTCGATTGAGATAGCGCTCGCACTCTTTGAGGGTGAACTCTTCCTTGCCTTTGAGACCTGAAAGATTCTCTGCCCTATAAAGGCGACCTTGTTGGTCTTTCATATTTCCTCCCTTTCATACCCATTATACCAAACGGGGGTTTGGAAAGATTCCAAAAGTTGAGCCAGCACCGCTCAACTCTGACCCGACACGCCACGATTTGACACGGGTTTCGAGCCTAATCCTGATTGGTATTACTAACCCCCGTTTGGTATACTGGAGCCGAGAGAGAGGAGGCGCCCCATGGAGAAATGCTCCAAGTGCGGTGTTGCTGTCGAGAAGTTAGCAATGTTTCCCGACGGTCTTTGCTTGAGTTGCTATGCGGTTGTCTTTGAAAAACAATTCCAAAGCGCTCTCAAGATAGCGAGGTTGAAATAATGGCTCTTGATTACAAAGGATTCAAGTGGGGGGAAAGAATTTCCGCCGACGAAGATTCTGTCGATAAATACCTTCACGAAGGTTTAGTTCCTGAATCTCCATCAGTAGGAGATTTATGGGGCGCCGCTGAATGGATTGCGACTTATGGCGCTGAAGATGCGGAAGAGGCTC